GAGGTTAGTGGTAGCAAACACAATGCTGTCGGGGTGTAGCGTATAGCTCCCGATCTTGCGCTCTAACAATAGACGCAGTAACGCGTTCTTGACTGCTGGGTTGGCCTTGCCGTACTCATCGATCATGAGTATCACTGGCTTGTCGTTGTGCACACCCAGCTCCTCGTTGGTCAGGTACCGCACGAACCCACTGCCATCTTCAACACGCATGATATCTGGGATCGTGATATCCCCCAGATCCTTGGTGGTACAGTCGAAGTAACACGGCACATGCTTGGGCAGCTCTGCTGCTAACATGTTTAACAGGGATGACTTACCCGTACCCATGTGGCCTTGCACGAGTATCGTGCGTTGATGACCACCGGCAATGATTGCTTGGGCGATCTCGTCTAGGTTTACCGCATACAGATTGGCTGATGTTGCCATTTTATGTCCTCCTTCATTGGACTGGTTGTTGTAGTATGGAATTCCATACTGGTTTGGTTAACACGTTTACCGCTTGTTCCTATGCACTCGGTTGTACCTCGCATACTCCCGCGTATCGACATGCTTGAAAAAGTGCATCGTCTCGCTCGAATACATATACATGTAGTGATACTTGGCCTCCTCATCCATCCCGTTACGGATGGCATCATCGAACGCGTCCTTCGGGTGCAGCATCGTGCGCCCATGCTTGTACCACATCTTGTCTTCCGCTGCGCTGTATCTCATCACTCTAACTCCTTTCTGATTGCGTACACTTCTTCCCAATACACTGCGCTCCCATCCTTGTCGTTGTAAACAACTGACAATTCCGTCGTTCGCTCGGCAGTATCAATGAGGCAATCGAGCATTTTTAGCAGTGATGATTTACCCACAGCCATGCTTTCTGTCTGCTCTCGCAGAGATTTTGTCCGGTCCATGTCGTTCTCCTCCTTCAGTTTGAGTTCTATCCACTTGTCTGCGCGTAGGATTTCCACAAAGTGTAACGCTTGGTGTAACTCTCCCAGATCACCGTTCATGGCTTCTTGGATTGCAGAACTAATCCGATCTAACACATAGTCATTCATCTCGTTCTCCCTACTAGTGTGTTTTACATGTCCAACGTTGGTAGGCTGCTGATAACGTCTTCTACCACCGATCTGGTTTCGGCACGAAGGCTGCTGTCCTCCTTGAGCGCCTCGGGTGATATCGGCAACTTACCGACACCGCGAAACTGATCTTCGAGCTTGGTGCGTATCGCCTCCATCTGGGTATCACCCGTCAGGTTGCACGTCTTGAGCATGTCGATCATATCAAGCACGCCATCGAACGTCGTATTGTGCAACGGCTTGCGCTTCTCACCCTTGTTGTAGTCCAGACTGTTGTGCAGTCGTTCAAGGTACTTGCGGGTACGGTTGAACACATCACCCATCGCCTTGGTGATCTGCGCCTCGTAATGCTCCTGATATTGTGTTTTCAGGAGTGCCGCTTGCTCGTTGCCCATGTCAACCCGAAAGTCACCGGCCTCGGGCACAGGTGAATAGGTCACGTTGAACGCAAACTTACGGGCCAGCTCGTGCACAGAAACATAGTCGGCATCGTTGAACAGGTCGCCCAACTTGGTGCGAGACTGGATGATCTCCCAATCGTACACATCGAGGAACGCTTGCACCAAACGATTGAACTCTTGCTCGAACGCTGTCATCTGCGCTTGATAATCGAAGAACATGGCAGTCGGAACTAATCGCTGACCGAGATCTGACCACGGCATTGTCAGGGTATAATGTATGTTGCGGGAATTGGCAACGAAGTCTTGAACCGCTCTCAACTCGGCGCAATCACCTAGCAACTTCTTACTGACGTTGGCGGTGCCTGACTTAGCATTATTCTGCAAGGTGACCTGCGCTGATGCGCTCTTGTCTTTCTTGCGTCCTGTCCAGACCGACGCGCTAAACTCGACGATCATGGCGCTTGATTGTATCGACGGAGCCGACACGTTGGGTACTGCTGTTAACATGTTATCCATTCTTATATCTCCATAAGATGTTTATGTGACGCAGTATGGAATTCCATACTGGGTGAAGTGCTGACGGAATGCCCCACTCACAAATACATTATGACACAGTTAGCGTCTGATGTCAAATGATGAAGGAGGGTCGAGTATGGTGTAGTTGTGTGTAGTACAGTGAATGTTCTTGAATGTTCCGGTAATGTTCGGTTGGAAAATGGCGCAAGTTATTGATAAGCAAAGAATGTAGTGAATGTTCGGTAATTCTGGTGAGGAGACTCTAGCTCCGCCTTAGAGAGAAGGCAGGAGATTTTTAGGAACAAAGGAGCTGATAAGATGTTAGAGAGACGGTTTGAATAAAAAGAGAGTTAAGTAATTTTATTTACAGAACATTATTAAAATATATATATATATAGGGCTTTTTGTATCCAAGACAATAGACCCAACTACACGAGACTACACGGAAATACACCAAACATAATGTAGTAGAACGTAGTCGTGATTACCGAACATTGCAGGAACATTACCCCTTTTTACCGAACATTGCGGAACATTACCGGTATGGAATTCCATACTGCGCTAGACGCGCCGTGCTACTACGGGAACTGGTATCAACAACGTGTTTCTCTGTCGGCTCGACCTGATGCGGCGCGCTACTACGGGAACTGGTATCAAATTTATTTGAGACAAAAAAAAGCCCCTCCGAAGAGGGGCCAGTTGGTTAGTGCTTGGGTTCAGTCTTGCCTAGATCAGCCAAGATATCATTCAACCTGCTAATGTGTTGCTGAGTCTTGAATCCTTTCGGTAATTCGTTCTCAGGATTTAGCAGTAATTTCTTGGCAGAGTCTAGCATTGTCGCCAGTTTCTCAGCCGCTGATTTCTCGCTGGCCTGTTTAACTGCATCCGCAGGGTCAACCCCTTGGGCGATTAACTCAGCCTTTACCAGTCTCTTTTCTAGCGAGACTTTATAGTCTCTTAGCTTGCTAGATACCACCGCCTGTTCAGAGTCCCTCTGATCCCATTGCTCGGCCTTCATATCGGCCTTCTTGCCTAGGTACCTATTGAGGCCAGCCTTGTTGTATAGCGCCAAGGTGATTCTCTGCTTGATCCACTCCCTAGACTCAGTACCACTAGCAAAATCCTCTGGCGTCCAGCCGTCAGACTCAAGGCGGTCAAGCACTAAACCTCTTGCCGTCATTGTCGCCATCTCTTTGCGTTGGTGGCTTTCAATATCCTTGGCTAGTGCCAGTGACATCTTGCCGTTGAAGCCCATTGTTAACGTACCTACCGCTTTTGAATTACTCATATTTATATCTCACATTTAAGTTTATGTACCAGTATGGAATTCCATACTGCGGGCCAAGGGTTAATCCCTTCGACTTGTAAACAAGTTAACATGAGATGATGGATAGTCCAGCAATAACTAGGGTCGCGTGATGATCTGGATCTGGCTGGATGGATGCCCGTTTTCTGACATGGCGACCCCTACCTACCCCCTATGCACCACTTCTCCTACAGGGACTCCAGCATTACTATAGCATTACTAATTTACACGAATAATGACCGTTTTTTTGAGTTCAGACCCCCCACCCCCTCTATATAGGGAACACCCCCCGGTAGGAGTCCCAACCTCCTTGCATAAAAAATTATTTTTCGGTATAAACCGTTTTAAACGGTTAGGTACGTAGTTATGGCAGAGCGAAGACCAGAGTGGCGAGCGTTGGGGTTTAGTAGTCCTGAAGCCTACGCAGATGCTGTCGCTGCATCTAGAGAAATGCTTGATATCGAATACCTCATGGGGGTTCAGGATAAATTACCCGAAGGGTATAAGATGAACCAAGGGCCGGGAGCCGTGCTTACTGCGCTTGGACTATACGGTGACCAAACAGATAACCCACGGTCTAGCCAACCTGCAAACATAAGAAGCTACACTAGACCTATAAGTGGGGATAGACATAGGACATTGGGGCGATACATAGCCCCGTATAAGACCTATGACACATACACGCCAGATTTAGAGGAGGAGTTTGGTAAACAACTTGCCAGCCGGTATAGCGGTATTCAGGCCGCTATAGTTGGTGGCCCTACTCAAGAGGATGATGTTTTTGTAGACCAGACACTACAATACAATAAAGTTGAAGGGCGTCCATACGAAAATACGTTAAAGCATGAGTTGCGGCATAGAGGGCTTGCTTCCGAAAGAGCGGCGCGGGAAAGAAAAAGTCTAAGGGATGTAGAACGCCGCGAGCACCCTATATACGAGCTTATACGCCAGTTGCAGGTAGGTGAGAAAAACATAGAAGAGTTGGGGTATAAGGACAGGGTGTACCTGAAAAGCCTAAACGAACTGGAGACGAATCTTTTAGGGGGTATGACCGAAGAAGAGCGCATGAGGTTAGGTTTTATACCTGAAAAGAAAGAGCCGGGATTCCTAGATAAGTTAATGAGTATAATGGATTAATGTTGCAAAAAATTATTTTTGGTGTAAATTGGTGCCATTAGATACTAACCAGTGTATATCTATGACAGTGATGCTTCAGCCAGAAGTCGGTATACCCATATCAGCGGACATGCCGTACCTAGATCTTAAAGTCCGTGCGGAAGCTGCGTGCAATACTGCTTTGTTATTGGCAGAACACGGGTTAGACATCACCCCAAACAAAGAAGACAAAGACGTAGCGGCTGGTATAGCAATAGATTACGCAGAGAACCCAGAGAAAACCTCTAAGACACTATCAGTTACCCGCTCTTCTAAGCTAACACCTGCCTCGTTAGTACTTACTAACAGCATCCTGCAAGAGTTTGGACAGTCTGTGGCCGAGAGTGCCACCCAGATACGACATCTTGTCACCAACAAGCTCCTGTTAGAGTCAGAGAACCCAGACCCACGGGTAAGAATCCGTGCCCTAGAGCTGTTAGGTAAGATCTCAGACGTTAGTTTGTTTGCAGAGAAGTCAGAAGTCACTATAACGCACCAGTCTACGGACGATCTACGTGCCAAGCTGCGTCAAAAGCTGGAGAAGTTGGTCAATCCGCCAGAAGAGTTGGGTGCCCCTATCGTATTTGAAGGTGAAGTAATCGATATTGACGCTGAACTAGGTATAGAACCGGCTAAACCCGAGGTAGACGAAGAGTATGACGATGAGTGAAGTCGCATTTGACTTTACAGAGGATGAAATCCAAGTGATGTTGGATAATCTTGACGAGTATACGCAAGATGAAGTCCTTGAGATCGATAAATTAGTTGAGGAACTGAGCGCACGTAAGAGAAGTAAGTTAGCGTACGACGATTTGATAGAATTCTGCAAGGCGATGATGCCTGAGTTTATTGTGGGTAAACATCACCGCATACTGGCCGACATGCTGATGGCAATTGAGGGTGGGGACAAGGATCGGGTATGCGTAAACATACCCCCACGTCACGGTAAGTCCCAGTTAGTCTCTATCTTCTACCCAGCGTGGTATTTGGGCAGAAACCCTAATAAAAAGGTCATGATGGTGTCTCATACTACCGATTTAGCGGTAGATTTTGGCCGTAAAGTACGTAATTTAATCAATACTGACGCCTATAGATCAGTGTTTCCTACGGTTAATTTGGCCTCTGATTCTAAGTCTGCAGGCCGGTGGAACACCAGTGTAGGGGGTGAATACTATGCCTGTGGGGTAGGTTCTGCCCTTGCTGGACGTGGTGCTGACCTGCTTTTGGTGGATGATCCACATTCTGAGCAAGACGTTATTAACGGTAACTTCTCTGTGTTTGAGAAAGCCTATGAGTGGTACACGTTTGGGGCACGTACGCGTCTTATGCCCGGAGGGCGGGTAGCGATTATTCAAACCCGTTGGCACATGGATGACCTGACAGGTCGCGTTGTGCGGGATATGACTCAGAACGACAAAGCTGATGAGTTCGAGGTGATCGAGTTCCCTGCGATCCTAGAGACCTCGGATAAGAAGACGGGTAAACCCGTACAGAAGCCGCTGTGGCCTGAGTTCTTTGACTTAGACGCTTTGCTACGGACTAAGGCGTCGATGCCGGTCTTTCAGTGGAACGCTCAGTATCAGCAGGAACCTACGGCGGAAG